GCGATCACGTTTGCCACGGCTGACCTCCTGCTCCCGCAGGGCGTTGACATGGCGTCGCGTCAGGTTCACAACGGTATCTCCATGCGCGTTGTCCGTCAGTACGACATCAACAACGACCGTATGCCTTGCCGTATCGACGTGCTGTATGGCTACTCGGTGATCCGTCCGCAGATGGCTTGCCGCATCTGGGGCTAATGTTTAATCTTATTTCACGGAGTAACTAAAAATGGCACTTCCTAACGGTACTAGTGGTTATCAGGTTGGCGCTGGCAATGCTGCCGAGCCGATTCTGTTTGTGCAGGGCGCGCCTACGGCCCTGACGGCAGCCGCGACGGCGACCCCGGCGCAGCTTGCGAACGGTCTTTTCACCTTCAACGGCACGGCGGGCAACCTCACGCTGCCGACGGTCGCTGACCTTGAAGCCTACGTGTCGTCGGCCCAGCGGGCTGACGCTGCGTTTGACTTCTTTGTCATCAACATCGACGCGACGACGGACGACGTTACTGTCGCCACGGCGACGGGTTGGTCGCTTGTTGGCAACATGAAGGTTGATGAGGCTACGTCAGGGCATTTCCGCGCTCGTAAGACGGGCGACGGTTCGTGGACCTGCTACCGCATCTCGTAATGGCAACGCCCCCTACGGGTCAAACCGTAGGGGGCACTTCATACAGGAGTATTGACTATGCCGAATACTAAGGCAGTTGGTGTTGCCTTCTCTGACCCCGAGCTTGACGGTGCCGTCATTGGCACATCTGGTGGTACGGTCGGCTTTTACGGCACGACCCCGGTAGCTAAAGGCGCGGCTCTCACGACTCAGTTGACGACTATTTCGTCCACTGCGCCGGTCACGCCTGACTACGCGATTCAAGACCTTGTTAACAGCAGCGCGTTTGGTTTCGTCACGAAAGACGAAGGCAACACGGTGTTGTCTGTTATCAAGAATCTTCAGGATCGCGTGGGCCAGCTTGAGGCTCGTTTGCAGGCTTACGGACTGTTGCCGTAACTATGAACATATATCTTCGTCACCCGGTTCACGGGGCAAAAATTGCCATCTCTGATTTAGAGGCGGCTATGGACTATGAACACGGGTGGGAGGAATATGATCCTTTGGAACCGGCGGCGCCGCAGGAAGAACCTGTTGCGTCGCCGGAACCTGTCGCGGCCAATAACGAGTTAAGGGCACGGCGTAAGAGGAAAGAATAAGTCATGGCAACCGCAGGCGATCAAATTAACGGAGCTTTGCGTCTGCTCGGTATCCTAGCTGAAGGCGAAACGCCTTCGGCTGCGATGGCCCAAGACGCCCTGTCGGCGTTTGACCAAATGGTCGATAGCTGGAACACCGAGCGTCTTGCCGTGTTCTGTACGCAAGATCAGACCTATTTTTGGCCCGCTGGAGAGCGTATTCAGACGCTCGGCCCGACGGGTGACTTTGTGTACGTCATTGGCACCCAAAGCGAAGTGCCAATTATTACGCAGAATGACGATTACTTGGCGCTAGAGGACGGCAACCCCCCTGAACAGCAGCGTCCAATCCTGCTTGATGACTCTACTTTTTTCCGCGATCCGACGACTAACGTGTCGTACGGCATCAAATTTATTAACCAGTTGCAGTACAACAACATCGCGGTCAAAACGGTGCAGAGCACCTATCCGCAGGTGATTTTCGTAAACAACACGTTTCCGAACATATCCATGTCGGTCTATCCAGTGCCTAATCGGACGCTGGAATTCCACTTTATTTCGGTGCAACGGCTGTTAGACCCGGCTGCGCTTGACACCCAAATCCTGATGCCACCTGGTTACTTGCGGGCGTTCCGCTACAACTTGGCGCTGGAACTGGCGCCGGAGTTTGGCGTTGAGCCTGCGCCCGAAGTGCGCCGCGTGGCGATGTACAGCAAGCGCAATCTCAAGCGTATCAACAACCCGCATGACTTGATGGCTATGCCGTACAGCCTGATGGCGCGGCGTAATCGCTACAACATCTACGCCGGGAACTTTTAATGAAGACGCCGATTCTCGGATCGTCTTACGTTGCACGCAGCGTAAACGCCGCCGACGCTCGGCTGGTCAATTTGTACCCCGAGGTCATACCCGAGGCAGGCAAAGAGCCGGCGTATCTTCAGCGTTGCCCCGGTATGCGACGGCTTATGGAGGTAGGCAGCGGGCCTATTCGTGGGCTGTATCCGCTTAACGGGTCGCTGTTCGTCGCGTCTGGCCAAGAGTTTTATAAGGTCGATGAGAACCTGAACATCACCAAACTCGGCGATATTACGGGTAACAGCGCGGTATCCATGGCCGATAACGGCACGCAGATATTTGTAGCGTGTAACCCGAACGGGTACATCTACAACAACAACACCAACGTATTCCAGCAGATTACCGACCCAGACTTCCCCGGCGCAGTCACGGTAGGCTACTTGGACGGCTATTTCGTGTTCAACGAGCCAAATAGCCAGCGTATTTGGGTGACGGCGCTGCTGGACGGTTTGTCGGTTGACCCGCTTGATTTCGCGTCGGCGGAAGGCTCACCGGACGGCTTAGTATCTATCATCATAGACCACCGTGAAGCGTGGCTCTTTGGCACCAACTCGGTTGAAGTCTGGTACAACTCGGGCGATCCCGATTTTCCGCTGACGCGCATCCAAGGCGCCTACAACGAAATCGGCTGCCTTGCCCCGTATTCGGTGGCTAAGTTAGACAACAGTGTGTTTTGGTTGGGGTCTGATGCCCGTGGACAGGGCATCGTATATCGCGCGCAAGGCTATCAAGGCGTGCGCGTTTCGACTCATGCGGTCGAGTTCGCCATCCAAAACTACTCTGATTTGTCTGATGCTGTGGCATACACGTACCAGCAAGATGGTCACGCGTTTTACGTGCTGATCTTCCCGACGGCCAACACCACATGGGTGTATGACGCCGCGACGGGCGCGTGGCACGAACGTGCCGCGTTTGAAAAAGGCGAGTTCCGCCGGCATCGGTCAAACTGCCATGCTCGGTTTAAGGGCAAGCCCATCCTCGGCGACTTTGAGGATGGCCGGCTTTATGAGTTTGACTTGCGGTATTTCCGCGACGATACGCAGCTACAAAAGTGGCTGCGACGTTGGCGCGCGCTACCGACCGGCGCAAACAACTTGACTCGCACCATCCACCACCAGTTGCAGCTTGACTGCCAGACGGGTGTGGGCGGCTTGTACGATGACCCAGGCTTTCTTGAGCAACAAGCGCCGGGGTACATCCTGCAACAAGACCTTGGCAACATCGTTGTCGAAGGTGAGCCCAACAATAGTGTTGTTAATCCGCAAGTCATGTTGCGCTGGTCAGACGACGGCGGTCACACCTGGAGCTACGAGCGGTGGGAATCGCTTGGCCCCATCGGCGCGACGCAAACCCGCGTAATTTGGCGTCGGCTTGGCGCAACACTCAAGTCGCGCGATCGCGTATACGAAGTATCTGCCGCCGATCCAATGGTGACGGCGATTATGGGTGCCGAACTTAGGATAGCGGGAACCAGTGCCTAACATTACTAACATTCCAGCGCCTCGCGTACCGTTCATTGACGAGCGGACGGGTCTTATTTCGCGTGAATGGTTTAGGTTCCTCAACAACCAATTTACGCTGACAGGCAGTGGCACAACGCAGATTTCAACCGCCGATTTAGAGTTGACGCCGGCGCTTGCGGCAACGATGGAAGACACCGTGCCGGTGCTGGAGGCAGAGATACAGGCGCTTAAACTGATGCCCCGGTATCCCGAACCGAATGTGGTAAATTTTGGGTCGTTTTTCTCAACGCAGACGCAAACAGCGACGACGATTAACACGGCCAAAGCTATCACGTACAACAACGCCGACACGGCGTATGGCGTCTACCGTGATCCAGCGGACAACAGCAAAATCAAAGTCTCGCGGCCCGCCATCTACAACGTGCAGTTTTCCATTCAGGTGGACAAGACTTCGGGCGGCACGGGTAAGTTTTATATTTGGCCGGCTATCAACGGCACGGCGGTTGCTAACTCGGCTTCGTTAATTCAAATTCAAGGCAACAACGCCGAAATCTTCTCGGCTGCAAACTATTTCTTGCCGCTATCGAACGGCGACTATTTTCAGCTATATTTTTCCGTCGACGATCTTAGCGTGCAGTTGCAGCATTTTGCGGCGGCTTCCCCCGTGCCAGCAATTCCGTCCATCATATTGACCGTGATGCAGGTGTATATATGAGCGTATTTCTTTCTCCATTTGCCGGTGTCGGGGCGCAGTTCTTCGACAATAACGGCAACATCCTGTCGGGCGGCAAGCTCTACACGTATGCAGCGGGTACGACTACGCCGCAGGCGACGTATACGAGTTCGTCTGGCGCGACGCCCAACACGAACCCGATTGTCCTTAACGCGGCAGGCCGCACAGCGCAGCCGATTTGGCTGTCGCAGGGCGTGTCATATAAGTTCGTCCTTCAAACCTCCGCAAACGTCACGATCGGCACGTATGACGACGTGTCGGGCGTCAACGACTTCAGCGTGCAGGGTATTGAATGGGCCGACATCGCCGGCACGCCGGACACGCTGTCGGGCTACGGCATCACGGACGCTTACACCAAAGTAGCCTCCGACGCCAAGTTTGCGCCGATTAACAACCCGACGTTTACGGGCAACGTCTTAATTCCCGATAACGCGCCGTCTAGCACTAACTATCCGGCGGGCTACCGGGACGCCCCGCAGAACAGTAAAACGACCAACTACACGCTGATTGCTTCGGATGCGGGCAAATCCATCCTAATGAACGGCAGCAGCGTGACGCTGACGATTCCGGCTAACGCGTCGGTTCCGTTCCCGGTCGGCACGGTGTTTGTGGTCATTAACGTCAACGCAAGCGCCCTGTCGATTGCGATTACGTCGGACACGCTGACGCTTGTAAACAGCACGACGACCGGCACGCGGACATTGGCTCAAAACGGTGTAGCGACTTGTATTAAAATCGGCGCGACCTCTTGGCTGATTAGCGGAGCAGGCTTGACCTA